GAAAGATCGTTTTTCACCTTTGGTGGAGCAATATTACAACTTTCGCTCCAAGAGTTATGAAAAGTCAGCTATTACCAACTCTACACAAGCTATGGAGATTAAGAAATTTCATGAGGAACTTTTGGATTTTGAACAATACAACGCATTACATGCTTCGAAAACAAAGTCCGCTATTACTGTTATGCCATATTTACGTACGATGATTACATGGACGGAAAATTTGCTGAAATATATACCTGACCATCTCTTAGGAGACGAGTCGCGCAAGTTAGCACCTTTTTGGTTATATATACACGGTCCGCCACGTATAGGAAAGTCGTATTTCTTTCAACCGTACATAGTCAACGAGCTCGCACGTGTATTGAAATTATCTTCACAATTTGAAAATCCACATCATTTGTCGTTTTTCAGAAATCCTAATGATCAGTATTGGGATCAATACAATGGACAACCCATTGTTCAATACAACGATTTATTTCAAGCATGCTTCGATGATGAAAAAACAGCCACAATTATGGAAGAACTGACAAACGTAGTCGATGACTCGCCATTGTCATTGGTTATGGCCTTTGAAGGAAAAGGTAAGACATTTTTCAAGTCACAACTCGTCGTCACCAACGCACAGGATGATATTGTAGGGCAACCTTTTATTAAATCCTGGTCGGGAGGTTTACATTTGTGTGCACGAAGAAATATTGTCGTTCGATTAGATATCAACGTTAAATATATGAGCACAGCCGGAGTTATTGATCAGGTTTTAGTCAAGAACGCCATGGCAAATGATCCATGTATCACTAGTGCTAAAGGAACACCATTAGTACCTGCGGATATGTATACATTGACATTTTCTAATCCAATTAACGCAGAGGTATACGCTATTACAGACTTTTACACCGGAGTCGAATACATTAAACGTGTAGCTATGAATCGGTTCGGTTTGCAAACAGAATTTCGAGATAAATTAGCAAAGGTAATGGCGGAAAATTGGGAAGGCACGCCGCCCCCTATTCCAGCGTCGCATACGTTTATTACAGGAGCGTTACCACAGATGGATCATGTCCATGATAAACCAACGACTTGCAATGCTAAGCAGGAATTTTTAAACTCATACACCTGTATGTGTGCAACTGACATCATGACGATATTTCATTTCTTTGGTAACGATGCTTTTTCGGGCAATGTTGCCAAAATGATTTCAGATGAGCACAACAAGGGATGTAAATCACCAGATGAATGGAGCAAGTTCATTGGTAATATTTATGGTGTGGATTACTTTACTATGCGCGATGTTGATACGTCAACCACATATAGAGTCTCTTCATCAAGTATTAAACAACAGAGGGAGAGAAGTATCAAAAATTCTATTATGGATAACGTTAAGAAACTTGGTCAAGCGCTTCACGAAGAGATCAAATCGTTCTTTGAACAAGATCCGAAAATTATAGCATTGAAGATGTTTAAAGTTGGTGCTGCACTAGTTTTAAGCGTTTTAGCTAAAATTGCTATTCGCAAAGTGGTGAACAAAGCTATATCCAAGTTCAAGGATTGGAGAGCGCACAGGAAGGAGAAGAACGGAGATATAGAACTTGAAGGAGAACACCGAGAGTTGATGAAAATTCTTAACAAAAAAAAAAATCTCAAACCACAATCTCACGAACACAAGCACTCAGCTAAAAGGATCATTATAAGGAAGAGTAACCAAGTAAATCCTCAAATATACACTATGAACAACGCCGATTTAGAGAATGTTGTCAAATGCAATATGGCTCGATTGTTCTGCCTAGTGAATGGTGAGAAATTGAGCATTGGGGGCAATGTATTATGTATAGGAGGAGATGTTTTTGTTTCACCGCGCCATTATTGGCATATATTCAAACAATACTATCAACAGTGTAAGGAGTTATCTATAAGCTTTGAGCTTAGAATGATATGGACTTCAGGCCTAATAACTCCTATTCCATGGGATTCACTCTTGTGGTACGAACCTGAATATCAACACACTGGAGACATAACGTATTTTCGAGTCAAGAAGATGATGGCTCATAGAGACATAAGAAAATTCTTTCGTCCTGTTTCTCAGGACATTTCTACATATGGATCGTATCTATTCGGACTGAGGTCAGAAAAGACGGATACTAATGGGAAGCCAACAACGGCTTTATTGGATATTGGTCAACCAGTTATTCGCTCAGTACGATATCAGACAACTCCAGAAGGGGAAACACCTATGGGAATTCCATATAAAAAAGAATTTGTAGAGATCGAACAGATTTGGACCTACGATAACAGTATGACTCACACAGGCGACTGTGGAATGCTACTCATACACACAGATGAGACTGTGCCAGCCAAGATTTACGGAATGCATGTTGCAGGAATAGTGTCGAAACGATATGGATTTTCTTGCCCCATATATCGTGAAGATATAGACGAGGCGCGAGAATATTTTATGACACAATCCGAAGAGAAAGTTATACCCATGTTGGAGTTTGGTAGTAGATATATCGCTTATGACAAAGTACCGCAGTCACGGGTTTTTAGCGATCTCAAAGACGCTAAGATAGAAGTGCTGGGAACACTACAGAGGGAAAATGGCCAACGTTTGACACTTACATCACCACGTAAAAATAAGGTGTCACCATCCGTTGTTTTCGACGCAATGGAACACGATTTCGGACCAACAAAATATGGACCGTCTGCACTTAGTCCGTTTATTGACGATAAAGGTAATATGATAAGACCTTATTCACAGGCATTGTCTAAATTGTGTAATTACACAAGTATGATAGATCAACAGCGAGAAGACAAGGTGGTTCAACATATTGTTGACACAATGGAAGAATGGAAATCACCAGTTGAGAGACGTTTGCTGAGCGATTTTGAAGCAGTAAATGGAAATTTATGGATGAATCCGGTTGATATGTCAACTTCTCCGGGGTTTCCGTATGTGTCCATGCGAACTGGAGGCAAATTGCCTTGGTTCGATTGTTCAATAGATTCAAACGGTCGCAAAGTTTATACACCCGGAGAATTTGTGCAAGCAGAGGTTAACGATAGAGTGGAGAAGGCAAGACAAGGAATTTGTAAAGAAACATATTTCATTGCCACTCTCAAGGATGAACTACGGCCTTTAGCAAAAGTCATGGAGGGAAAGACACGACTTTTTCAAAATGGGCCCGTCGATTTAACGATAGCTTTCCGAAAATATTTTGGAGCATGGATCGAACATGGTCATTATCAGGGCACTACTAGAGAGATGTTTCAAGGTGCTGATCCTAATAGTTACGATTGGACCATGATCTTTCGATACATGGATGAAGTCAAGGGCAAAATACGCGCTGGGGATTATAAGAATTATGATTCGACAGCAAGTTTTCAGTCAGGAATGTCGTATGCCAAAGCTGCTAATGCATGGTATCGAGATTCAGAAGAGAACCAGCGTATACGTTATGTATTGATGGCTACGTGTGTCTTCAGTACACAGATTGTAGAGGATATTATCATATTGTTTCGACAGGGTAATCCATCAGGTTTTCGTGCAACTACACATTTTAACGATTTCAACAATATGAGATATCACAGACATGCGTTTTTGGAATTTACACCGTTCAATATGTCGACTTATTATCTACACAACAGGTCAAAATTTTGTGGAGACGATAATTTAGTTAAATGGTCGAACGAGGCGTTGAAATATATTACACCCGAGAAATGGGTTCGATGGCTAGCAAGCATAGGAGTAACTTATACCACTGCTGATAAGCAAGATGGAGAATTGTTAGTTGACACTGCGATTGAGGACGCCACCTTTGTAAAGAGGAGTTTTGTGAAACACCCTATTTATAATGTAATTTGCGCACCTCTTGATTTCGATGTCATAGATAACATAGCTAGATGGTCCGAATCAAATCCAGCAAATATGGAGGACCAAATGCAACGTTTCAACGCAGCACTGCTGGAATTGTCGAATTATAGTAAACACATCTTTTCTCGATATCGAGAACGATTTGTCGAATATTGCGGCATGTTAGTCGCATCAGGATATAGTATATCGGCCTCACGATTATTGCATTACGATGATTGTGAGAGAATGAAATGGCCTCATTTGTTTGAAATCACCACATGGCAGCGTTTGGATCCGCACTTAACTTCGCAAGAGACCTTGCAATCAGTCCGACCGACAGAGGACGCATTGTACTGCTCTAGCCAAGGTGCGCTGGGAGACCAGGGTAAAAATCAAGTCGAATTCGCTGGTACTATTGTGATAAACCCAGCGTCTTATGAACTCACAGGCAATTCTTTAAAATTGATAAAACCTCAATCCCACGAGGTGAAACACACGGGAAAACGAACTATTGCACGCGCACGACCGCAAATTGATCATGAATATTTGGAGAGTGTGCGAGATTATGTCGAAGAATATAAGAGGAAATACGGTGACTCACCATTTGCACCGATGAATATTCCTTCGACGCAGGAGGATACGCCAAAACCTCAAATGGATTTGTGTTTTGAGAATGGAACAACACATTTTTACAATATGACAACAACTATGGCGACACACAACGCAACATCGTCAGCACAGAAATTGGCAGTCGGATTAGTTACTCTAGGAGTATGTTTCGTTGCATTATCGGTACCAGCAATAATTACGATTGTAGAACACCTACGATTTCGAAAATTGAGAGTCCGAAGCGTGAACAAAAGTTCAGTTGAAACATCATATGAACCGCCGACAGTACCGTTATTTCCAGATGAGAATAATAATCCAGATGTTATTGAACCACAAATGGAAACGGACAAGAATGAACAGACGGATACATCATCTTTTGATGATAGTGAAGCAACACCAAGTGAACGACGTTGTAGTAATACAGATTGTTATTGTTCGTCTACTACTGGAGTGCGTTTTGCACTCATGATGGCTAGTATACGCAAACTTATCGCGTACATAATACATTGGAACAGTAGATTCGATTTGTGCGAAGATCATTTACCGTGCATGGAACTTGGAATTTTAACTGGAGAAATGGAGGAAATTTTCGAATTGGTTACTAAATCAACACCATTTACACACGTCTCGTTTGACGAGGATTACAATGAGCAGATTTTAGAAAAGACATTGAGTTTTTCTTGCTGTGAAGGCGGAGCGTACGATATATTAGCTCGAGCCATAATGATGTGTGAATTCATTTCGGACATGGCAAAATTAACTTTGAAGCGACCATTTTGTACATTGAATGGTCTTCATTGTTCTGAACAGACAAGAATGCGTTTTCGTGCTGCGAAAGTACGAGCTCGAATATTGGTTATTTTGGAACGCATTAAGAAGATCAAGTCTACTCAATGTCAGAGAACTAACGAAGATACACAACGATCTTTTCGCAATAGGTGTAGAGATTTGACTATTCAACCACAGATGGATGTACCAGGAGGGGCACCGACATCAGTTTCAGAAGAAGAGATAACAACTTTCATTGATAAGAACGAAACGCATGATGTTGATACGCACAAGGGTTCACGCGTGGCAAGGATTGGATATCCACGAGTTGATATTGAGTCGTTGGTTTGTCGACCATACGAAGTACTATCAGTTAGTTGGAGACCCACACAAGCAATGGGTACACAAGTCTTCAATTTTACACTACCCAATGCAATAGTTCCGAAGATTAAGGCTTATATTGAGAGAGCAGTGTATTGGCAACCCAGTTTTGAGGTGGAATTTCGTTTGAACGCTGCGCCACAACATTATGGGACTATTTTGATTAATCCTTTACCAGATCCCAGTACATTAGATCCAAATTATTGGAGTTTAAATGGTGCCGCGACTGGCACGTGGTCGAAGCTTAGAGCAGGTGCGAACCAGGTTCTAACAATGTCATTACCATGGATATCTCTATATGATAAAATGCGAACGAATACGACAAACGCGGCATTTGAAACGTGGGAAGTTCGAGGTTATGTATTATCACCTTTAACAACAATTTCAACACCTCAGAACGTCACTATTACAGTATACTGCAGAGTTACAGATCCTCGGTTGGAAGGTTACCAATCAAGAGCAATATCGCCCATGCCACAAATGGAGATGCCGGAAGACGACGATTATTTTCCGAAGACGAAGAATTCATTACGTATTACTGGGGGATCGTCACATATGGAGCGACCTGTACGACCGGCAATGCCAGCAGTTCACAAGCGAATTCTTCAAATGGCAAAGTCTCGAGAGGAAAACGAGGTCAAGACCGCTAGTGGTTCGATATCGAAGGCGCTGGGAATAGCGGGAACGATAGGGTTAGCAGCTTCGCCTATACCATCAATAGGTTGGATTTTAGGTGGAATTGGAGGTCTTCTGAAAGCCGGCAGTCATGTGGCTAGTTTTTTCGGTTACAGTGCGGGACGTAATTTAAGTTACACATCACCTGTAGTTCGTAGGTCAGCAATTACATGTAAGGTGAGTGACACCGCTTTGTCGATGTCATCGAGTCCGTTTGATGCAAACGTTGGAATAAACCATTCTTTAGCAAATTCATCGATAAATGATATGGGAATTCTGCACTATATTCAACGACCTTGTGTCGTTCAAGCTGGCAAAATAATGACTACAGATTTACCAGGAAAGTTACTATTGTCAAGACCATTGCTACCCGGATTTGTATCGTTAAGCGGGAGTCGAACATTCACCCATGCTGGTTTTGTGTGTTCACTTTTTGGACAGTGGCGCGGATCGATGTGCTATAATTTGTCGTTTGTGTGTACACCATTTCATTCATGTCGTGTTCGTATATGCTTCAATCCAGCGAATAATAATGTTGTAACACCCGACGATTTAGTGGGCGTAGTTTTGGATATTACGAAAGACACAGAATACAATTTTAGTATTCCGTTTATATCGACCACACCAGTGAAGATAACACCAATCAATGTAATGGCTGGCTACGGGTTTTTGCAAGTGTATTTACTGAACACAGTTGTCGATGGAGGATCAGGTTCAGCACCAATTTATTACGAGCTCACGGAAATACCAGGTGCTGATTTTCAATTTTTTGATTACAGGCCTAATACTAACGCTTTTTACAACAACGTAGCTCCAGCCGATAGAGCTCCAGCAGCCTCGGCCAAAGAAGTTGAAACCGAGGTAATATATGAGAACGAAATTGAAGCGCAAATGGATGTCGAAACAGGAATGTGTGAATTACCATCTTCGTCGTACTCGTGTTTACAGAAACAACATTTTCCACCTCTTGGAAATATTGAATCAGGATGCAATATATCCTTGGTGACCTCGCCGGATGAATATGTATCGTTCAAGCAATTGTTCAATTTATTGGCCCCAATTTATTTTATGGATAGTAATGGGCAAGCAGTAGTCGAATCCACTTTACCCAAGGATCTCACTTTCGGTAACTCACTCAGAGGGCCGCGACTCGCTAGTACTACGTGTTTGAATTTATGGAACCCAACGTTGCGTTTGTCGCGATTATTTCGTTATTGGAGAGGAAGTTTACGATTTGCAATTCATTACAAGGAACAACCGAAATGGGTTCGAGTTTTCTCACAGCCGTTGAGGAATTTCGATGTAGTAACAACTCGTTACACTGTTGAACCCTCAGCTTCTCCGCAATCATTTGATACGATAGCTGCACCGCTATATCACATAGAATCACTGTCCGACAAATATGTTGATTTTCAAACAACATGGCGATGTCCTACGAAATGTAGAGTTACATACAATTACACTCTCACTGAACCAACTGCTGACGGATGGACAATAACCGACAATTTCTTCGTCGGAACAGATGCTGAATATCGAGGCACAATATATTGTAGTGGAGGAGACGATTTTACGTGTGGTTATCAAATGCCACAATTACCATCGAGTCAAAGTACACTTTCACCAAGAAAAACATCATAAAAATACTTTTCGCTTTCTTTTTGTTTAGTTAGACATTATTTTTCTTTCCTTTGCTCGTTCTTATATACATTTTTCTTATATTTTTAAGCTTATTTTTCTTTCTTTTTGCAAAAAATAGCTAGCCTGCTATTGGGCTTTATTCAAGATTTTATTTTAAACAGTTCAACCCTTTTAATTTCGTACTTTTTGTTTTCATGCAATAATTAGACTTGTACGTTTTTAGTTGATTCGCTTATTATTATATTTTAACCATTATATTTAAAAACCCCACATAAAAAATCAAAAACGGTTTCTATGGGTTTACACTAATGGCGTTCCCCTTCGTATAATAATAAAGCTGTATCGCGG